CTGGCGCACTTCGGTGTCAGACCCCCGGACTACCGCATCCAGCGGCCGGAATACATCGGCGGTGGTTCTGGCATGGTTACGGTCACGCCGGTCGCGCAGACGGCCACCGGTGGCGGTGGCCTGGGCGCGCTCGGAGCGGCGGCGACGGGCGTTGTCCAGGCGTCCGCTTCGTATGCGGCCACCGAACACGGCATCATTCTGGGGCTGATCTCTGTCAGGCCCGAGCAGGCGTACTGGCAGGGTATCCGTCGGGGGTTCCTGCGGCGCACGCGGTACGATTACTACTGGCCGTCGTTGGCGCAGCTGGGCGAGCAGGCGGTGACCCGCCAGGAGATTTTCGCCACGGGTGTCGACGCTGATGACAACCTGACGTTCGGGTTCCAGGAGAGATATGCCGAATATAGGATGACCTACAGCGATGTCGCCGGCCGGTTCCGGCCGGGCGTGCCGAACACGCTCGCGCCTTGGCATCTGGCGGAGAACTTCACGGCCGCGCCGGTGCTCGGGGACACGTTCATCCGGACCGACAACGTCGCGTTCGACCGCGTGTTCGCGGGCGGGCAGTCGCTGACCCGCGACATCAACGCGCAGATCATCAGTGACATTTTGATCGAAGAGGATTTCACGCGTCCGCTCCCGATGTTTGGGACGCCGACGGGCATGGGCAGATTCTGATGCCCGCCTGGGTCTGGCCGGTCGCGTCTGCGGCGGCATCGGTGGTCGGTAACGTCCTGGGCAACCGGCTCCAGGCGAAGGCCGCTGACAAGCAGATGGCGTTTCAGGAGCGCATGAGCAATACCGCCGAACAGCGCCGGCTCGCCGATCTCCAGGCGGCCGGCCTCAATCCATACATGTCGGCGGCAGGGTCCGGGGGTGCTTCTACCCCCGGCGGGGCGATGGCCAGCCAGGGCGACCCGCTGGAAGGCGGAGCGGCGTCGGCCCTGGCGATGGCCACCGCGCGGAAGCAGTTCCAGCTACTTGACGAGCAGACCAAAAAGGCGCGCGAGGAAGCCGCCATTGCTCGGTTCGAGAAAGAGGGAGCCGCTCAGCGATGGGACTGGCTTCAGAAGCAGGACAGTCCGGATACTGATGAGACGAAGTGGTCCAACGGCTTCAAGATTCTTCAGGCGCAGTTCCGGCGTCAGATGTTGGAGAATGGTGCGCTCGCCCTGGGGAACCAGGCGACGACGTACCAGATGCCGGGTCTGAAAAACGAGGCGGCGTTGCAGAACACGCCACTCGGGCAGATCAGCAATTTCATGCGTCATTTCATGCCGTCGGCTAGTGGTGTCGCTGGCTTGCTCGGTGCTTTCTCGCGTGAGTTGGACGCGCGCAGGGGAACCGAGCGGAGCGACTCCGACGGCAAGTCCACGTTTACCCGGAGATATCGCCCGTGAAGAACCCGTTCCTTTCACATGATCAGCTCGAGCTCATCCAGGCGCGCTGTGACGCCGCCGTAACCGTCCCTGGTAAGGACGACGTGACCCGGCAGGAGTTGACGCCGGAGACCGACTTGAACCAGCTGCTGAAGCGGTACATGCCCTGGGAGCTTCCGGCCAAGGAAGCGTTTTATGGCGAGCGGGATTACACGCTCGACCATCACGATGCCGTCCAGGCGAACCGCGCCGCGTGGGACCGGTGGACAGCCGCACCGAAGGAGGTGCGCGACCGGTTCCCGACGTTCGGCGCGTTCCTGAACAGCTACGAAGCTGTCCAGGAAGAAATCCGCGCCGCGGAGGCCGAGCCTGCCGGCAGTTCGGCAGGGGCGGCCGGAGGCGGCGCAACCGCCGAAGGCGGAACGGGCGTCGAAAAACCTGAAGGCGAAAAGGCGTGACAAAATTAGGGGGTCGGGTTACATTGTCTGTAACTCAACCCCCTTTTTATGTCTCCTGTTTTGGCCGACCAGATTTCGCGAACCATGATGGACGCCGCTCTTAAGGCGTTTCACGATCAGTACGACAGTCATCCCGAGATCGACCCGGCAGTGATCAAGGCGGTGTATTCCGTGGCGATCACGGCCGAACGGAAGTTGAAGCGCGCCATCATCGGCGCGAAGGTGCACAAGTAAGTTTCCTCGACAATACTTGTGCTAGATGACACGCCCCTCTGGCGGGTCATCAATCACTGGGGCGTAGCCCCCTATCAAGGAGCGAGCGAAGTGAAGCGACGTCACGCAGGCCGGACCCACAAGCGGTTCAACAAGCGGGCGGCAAAGACCGCCGCGCTCAACGTGCGGAATCCCCCGCGTGGAGGGTTCCGCCTCTGACATGGCCTGCCACCACCCCCACAACGCCTATCGTCGTCCGGGAGGCCAGCCCGTTTTCGGGCGTCCTCCTACTGGCGTTCACGGTAGTCAGTACGAGTTTCTTCGCATTCCTTGCGGTCGTTGCATTGGATGCATGGAGACCAGGGCGAAGCACTGGGCCCTTCGCTGTACACTCGAGCTCCACCGCCACCCCACCGCAAGTTTCGTCACCCTGACCTATGATGACGAGCACGTCCCTGTTCTTCCGGATGGTCGCCAGTCTCTTCGGAAAGATCATGTGTCCGCTTGGCTCAAGCGCGTACGGTCTCGCTTGGGCCGTAGCGAGGCACAGTTACCGAGGGAGAGGCGCAGACGTCTACGGTTCTTCGCTTCGGGGGAGTACGGTGACCGATTCGGTCGCCCGCATTATCACGCGTTGCTGTTCGGAATCGATCCAGCGGCGGATCGTGAGCTCGTTGCAAAGTCTTGGGGGATTGCTGTACGCGATCCCGACGGGTCTTACTCCAGCGGCACAGTTCGAAGCTTCGGCCACGTCGATGTCCAGAAGGTCACACCCAAGGTCATCAGCTACGTTGCCGGCTACTGCTCAAAGAAGCTGGGATGGAAGCGCGATGCGGCCGAATGCGTTGATCCCAGTACGGGTGAGGTGTATCGATTTCAGCCCCCGTTCGTGCTCGTTTCTGGTGGAGGCTTCGGCGGTGTGGGAATCGGAGGTCACGCCAGGGACGCTTATCCTGCGTCATGGCGAGATTCCGCCTTTCTCGGAGGGGCGCGCACCTCAGTACCTCGTTACCTACACGAAGGCTGGAAACGAGTGGCAAGTGCAGAGGAAGCAGCTCAGCTAGAGGCTGAGCGCAAAGAGCGGGCGCGATTCCGCAGTCGCGCCGAGCTCGACGCCGCCGAGGCGAACGCTCTCGCGCGGAAATCACATGCGGAGCAGAGGAGAAATCGCAGATGAAGATCATGTACGCGGTCCGCGATTTGGTCGCGCGCTCACTGGTCGGCGGGATCATGGTGTTCACCCACGACGCGCCGGTCATTCGCATTTTCGCGGACGGTCTGTCCGATCCGTTGACGACGCTCAACAAGCACCCGAAGGATTTCGACCTGATCGCTCTGGGCGAGATCGCCGACGAAGGGACCGATATCGAGGTGAGCGGCTATGATAAGCCGCGTGTGGTGCTCACTGGGGCCGCGTGGCTCGCGGCCCAGGCGAACGGGCCGGAGGCGGTCAAGTGAGCGTCAATCTTCCCACGCGACAGCTGGTGTCGCACTCGGAACACTCGATGGTTCAGCGGCCGGACGTGCCGCGCTCGAGGTTCGTGCGTAATAAGACCCGGAAGCAGACGTTCAATGCCGGGTTGGTGGTCCCGTTCTACTGGGAGGAATTTCTCCCAGGGGATCACTTGAAGTGGAAGACCACCGCAATGATGCGGCTTCCCACGTTGCTGTTCCCGATGTTCAGCAACGTGAAGGCGGACATCTTCTACTTCGCGATTCCCAATCGTCTTGTCTGGTCGAATTGGGAACGGTTCATGGGTGAGCAGGCGAACCCGACGGACAGCATCGATGTCGAACACCCGTTCATCGATTTCGGGCCGGCCGATCTGCCGGTCGGTTCGATCGGTGATGCGCTGGGGATGCCGCTGGCGCTGACCGCTGGGCAGACGGTGCGAGTCAACTCGCTGCCCTTCAGGTGCTACTACACGACGTGGAACGAGTGGTTCAGGGATCAGTCGCTCCAGAACAGCGTCCCGGTCCCGCTCACGGACGGCGGTCAGGCTCCGCCCAGCGCGCTCATGCCGCGCGGAAAGTTTCATGACTATTTCACGACGTGCCTCCCCTGGACCCAGAAGTTTACGGCACCAACGGTGCCCATCAGTGGCACGGCCCCGGTTCGGGGCATCGGCATCAATGCCCAGGTGAACCAGGGGCCGTTCAACGGCTGGGACACGGGCGGGAGCGTCAACTGGCCGCAGGCGCGGACCACGTTCGGCGCGGTGCGTCTCAACGCGAGCTCGACCCTCCCGGATGTGTTCGCTGATCTGACGTCAGCGACGGGTGTGTCGATCAATCAGCTTCGTCAGGCGGTGCAGATTCAGCGGCTGCTCGAGCGTGATGCTCGAGGCGGCACGCGGTACGCGGAGCTCGTCCTGGCGCACTTCGGTGTCAGACCCCCGGACTACCGCATCCAGCGGCCGGAATACATCGGCGGTGGTTCTGGCATGGTTACGGTCACGCCGGTCGCGCAGACGGCCACCGGTGGCGGTGGCC